AAGGGAGAAGATATTTTGAACAAAATACAGCGAGCCCGCGCGGCAATGAGCACGCAGGCATGAGAGAAGTTAATTTTGAGACGGTACACTAGAGGCGGTGCCGTTTACTGCATTGCAGGCATGTAACATGGCCGATTCAGAATCTCCACCCTGCCAGTCTGCAATTGCTTTAGCGACGGAATCGACAATTCTCATACGAATAACTCCTCTGATGATGCGGTTAAGGTTAGCGCATCATCAGAGAGTTATCGGTTCAAATATTTATCTAATGAGGCCTACATGTAAAAATTGGCATACGTCGGACTGTCGGCCGCTCATTTGCTGCACGTGACAAAGCAGTTCACACCAGATCTTGAAAATGTTAACTCCGCATGAGTCGTCCCAATGACATGTCCAACACTAAGTTAATGACTAAAGATTGATCAAAGTGTTACAGCTTTTAGCTGAGCTGACAGTAACGCCGCCTTGGCTGCGTCCGCCGTGAACGCAGCAGCGTTACCAGGCACCGGGGTGGGCCCGTGCTGGTGTGCGGCAAGCTGGGTACTCATGTCCTGGACCAGATCGAGCAGATCGCACACCACCTGAAAGATGTTCACGGCCCCGGATCCGATCCAGTTTTTCGGAGCCTGCAGACGCTGACTCTCGCTGGTGATGCTCTCTCGCAATCCCTGAATGCGTTCGTGCATGTCGCCACCCACCGTGGCGTTGTGCTTCTGGCCGACCACCAGGTTCAGGTCACGCCCTGTCGCCTGATGCAGGTCGTCCACTGCCGCCAGACTGGCGGATCCACCGGACAGCAGCTTGAGCGCTCCCAGAGCCTCGATCTTCTTCACGCCACCCACTGACTCGGTCGAATGGTCATCCACCGTTCTGGTGTGACTCTGGAAGCTTTCGGTGTTCGTCATGGCGTCGACTTCGCGCTCGATCGCCTGGTCCTGGATCTTGCCGTCAGTCTTGCGCAGCCAGTTACCGTCCGCGTCGACGCGCTGCTGCACGGCGTCACTGTGCTGCCATACCTGGTCGCCCTTGGGCACCTTCGGCAATGTCAGGCCATGCGGCAGGATGGTTTGAATGTAGGGCTTGTGCGGCAGGCCATAAGCGAAGCAAACCACCACGCTGGTACCCTCCTTCGGAAAGGCGAAGAACCCCATTTCATCCCCACCCACCGGCATAGGCAGCGGCACACCGGCCAGTACCGGCAACGTCGTGTCAATCTCACCATCTGGCCCCATCACCTGCAGGTCGACCGAGAAACGCGGTCGGAAGTCGTCACACAGCCCGGCGCTGGCCGGCGCATCCGCAACGGCTACGACCTTGGCGAAGCGCGGCAAGTGATAGCCGCCAGTGAGTTCAGGGAATTGCCGCTCTACGCTGCGCTTGATTGCGTCGTCCATTTGATAGCCATCTGCGTGCCGGCCAGCGTCACGTTCATGATCCGCTCGCCCTGGTTGATTGATACGCCTGGTCGCAGGCCCGGTAAGGCCGCGATCATTGCGCTTTGGCTGCCCTGGTAACCGTCGAAAAGGTTCACCGGCAACTGCAACGGCGACCGAGCGCCGAAGAAACTGTCAGCCCAGGCACCGACGTAGATCTCGCCGTCACCCTGTTGCTGCCATATAAAGTCCTTGATGCCAAACACCCGCGCCATGCTGTCCAGAGCCTGGTACCCAGCGGCCAGGTTGTAGAAAAACGGCGTCTTGACGCGTGTGTAAGCCTGATCCGGTACCCGAAAGCGCAGCCCGGTCTTGCCGCCGATATCGGCCAGCACAGCGCGCAGATCCACGTGGCGTAGGTTCATGGGCAACGGATTGGCCAGCACCGCGGCTAACTCGCGGCAAAGCACCATCTGCTCGATGCCGTTGGTGGCAGTGCAGCGTTCAACATAGCCAATGAAATGGCGCTGCAGGACCGCTTCGTTGTAGCCGATATCGAACGTGACCAAACCTTTGACGGTAACGCCGGCCTTGATCGTGAACGTAGCGCGGCCCGGACTCTTGAGGTCAAGGCGGACATCGTCGTTGACCAGCGGCATGACCGTGCCGCCGATCGACAGCACCTTGTGCAGTTTCATGCTCATGACGCGCCACCCAGGTAGCTGTCCACCTTTTTGAGCACTGCCTCAAAGCCCGTCAGCTCTTCGGGCGTGCCCGATCCGCTGTTTGTAACACCATCACCTGGTGCTGACTGTGACGTGACGCCGTTGCCGGCGCGCCGGTTCTCGACCTTCTCCGGGTTGGATAGCTTCTCGCTCAGGGTGAACTGGACGATCCATTGGGCCAGTGTGTCGTCCTCGCGGGCGCTGACCCCGTCAGAGAACGTCACCTGCCGGATGCCAAAGGCCTTGGCAGTGTCGTTCACGATGCGGTAGGTCTGGAGCTGGCCACCGCCTGCAGTCGCCTCGGCTAGGCGCATGATAGTGCGCAGGTCCTCAAGGGCCCTGTAGGGGATTGTCAGCGCGACGGTCAGCGTCTTAGGTTTGAACCCCTTGTGCGATTTGTCGGTAGCCGATGTCTGGCCGCCCAGCTCGTCGGCCTCGATCTTGAGGTTGGCCGTCAGCTTCATGCGGTGGCCGACGATCTGCTCGCCATTGAGTAGCAGCGTCATAGGCCCACCAGTTCCTGGACAAAGCTCAGGCTCTCCGCAGATCCCACCAGCAGCGCGCCGGCACACAGCGGCCATTCATGGCCAGGTGCTTCGCCTTCGAGCAGTTCGCGGCGCAGCTGGCCCAGGTCACCCGGTCCCAGCATCCTGGACTGTATCGATACGTCGTCGGCACTGTTGGTGAACTGGGCTTTCAGATCGGCCAACTGTTGCTCGCGCTCTTGTATCTGCGCCTTCTTTCGCGCCTGCAGATCTGCAAGGTCCGCCATGGGCGAGCTGTCGGCGGCATAGCCTTCGAGTACCGCCAGTTGTCCGGCCATGGACTGGCTGGCCAGCTTGGTGATCGGACAGCGCTGCAGCGGCAACTGGCTCCAGAGCGGCATTTGCCCGGCGATCGGCATGATCCATTTTTCCACTTCCAGCTTGGCCAGGTGTTCGGCACGGCGCTCGGCGCGCACCAGGTCAGGCATAGGCAACACCACGTTGAACCGCCCCAGCGTCGCGGCGAGCTGGTCCAGGCGCGTGGCGAGGAATATCAGTACCAGGGCGCTCTGCTGACCTTGCGGACGGACTGCGTCGGTCGTGTCAGTCAACTTGTCGGCCAGCAGCTGCAGCAGGTTGGGCGCAGACAGAAAGCGTTGGTGACCACCGCTGCCCTGCCCTACACCGTGCTGAAACGGCGTCACCACAATGCATGACGGAATGTTTTCGAACTGCGCGACCAACGCATCACGTCCGGCACTGATGGCGGACTTCGCAGCCCCTGCAATCAGACCAGGACTGGTGGTGGCAATATCGGCCAGCGTCGATACGCGCTGACCGGTGATGACCATTTCACTCTGGATCAACTCCCGAGCGTCCGCCATCTGATCCATCCACTGCGTGGCCTGCACCGGCCATTGCAGTTTGATCGGTGCCCATTCATTCGCCATCGAGCACGACCGCTTCGATCCAGTCCGGTGTAACCGGCTGCGTGGTTTCCTTTGGGTAGCCAGACACCTGCGGCCATTCACGCACTGCCTGCCGCCAGGTCAGCAACTGGGTGAACTGCTCGGGTGTGATCGGCAGTTCACCGCCCAGATCGCGAGCATCGCGGTACTGCGATACCAAGTTGTCCGAGACTTTCAAACGCAGCTCCACCCAGAGCTTGGCCAGCAACGCCGGGTCGGCCTGGACAACGATGTCCTCGGCGTACTCGGTAGCGTGGCCACCGGCGTCCAGATAGTCGACAACAGCCTGGTAAAGCGGCGGGTTGTAGTCCTGGGTAACATGACAACGGTTGCCAGCAACGGTTATCACGAACGAGCCATCGTTTTTAGTGGCCACATCGGAGAAGGACACGCCCAAAGCCACTGGCTCTTCGGGAGCCGCGAAAATCGGCGGCAGGACCTCTTCAGGGGTTTCAAGTTTCACGTCTGTCATGCTGCGTACCTCCAGGCGAAACCGTAAATGGTGCTTCCGCCGCTGAATGAAATAACGGTGCCGCCAGCTGCCTGGCCACTTCGACCGATCACGCCGGCACCGCCCGAGTAGTAGTGCATCAGCGAATAGCACCAAGTGCCGCCAGCGGGCAGTCGCACTTCAGTCGCAGTGATGGATACCGCCAGAAAGTTGTTGTTGTCCGGTCGGTAGAAATTCTGTTCGCCCCACAGCAGACCAAGGTCGGAAGCGTCTACTTGCGCCCGGATACCCGCGCCGTTGGTTGCCCATCCAAGACGCAGCTGGTTGGACGCTTGGCTTGCCCCACCGCCCTGTTGCACAGGCGTATAGCCCAGGCGGTTCTGCAGGTAATGAATGCCGCCGGTAGAGGTACGACGGAAATAGGGGAACTCCGGGTTGTCACTGGCGAAACCGGCGGTCTGGATGGCATCCCCTGCGACGCGCTGGTTCACGAGAGAGTTAACCTGAGTGACCGTGTAACAGTCCGTGATGCCATAGCCAGCGATCGAATTAGACTTGTTGGCCTTGTCGTTAGGGTTGAACGATTGCTCAGTCCAGATTCGGCCCATGTCCGTGGTGTCGACCGTCAACTTCAGACCGACGTCCGACCAACCGATATACACCTTGTTGGTCTTCTGGCCGGCACCGCCGCCCTGCTGCAATGGCGTGTAACCGATCTGCGGCTGCAGGTAATAAACCTTGTCATCCGAGATACGACGGAAATACGGATAGTCAGTGTTGTTGCTGGCAAAACCGGCGTGAACAATGGAGTCGGCCAGTACCCGTCTGCCCACCAAGTCGTTGACCTGCTCAACGGTATAGGCGTTGGTGATCCCGTAGCCGCTCAGCGAGGTCGCCTTGTTGGCCTTGTCATTGGGGTTGAATGACGTTTCAGTCCAGATCCTGCCCATGTCGCTGCCGTCGACGCTTACTTTGAGCATCGCGCCGGTCCAGCCGATGTTGATCCGGTTGGTCTTCTGGTCAGGACCGCCGCCTTGCTTCACGAAACTGCCGTTAGCGTCATCCTTGCTGTACGCATCGGTGATGCCGTAGCCGGCGAGCGTTGTCGGGTTACTGCCGCTGGTGACCAGACCTTTCAGGTTGACGGCTACTTTTGTGTACGTGCCTGCCGCTACACCGCTATCGGCCAGCGTCAGGGTGATATTGGTATCACTCGCGCCGTCATAGGTCCCTATGCCGCTGGCTGCACCGTTGAATCGAAAGGCTCGCGGCGTAACAAGACGTACGGCCCTACCGACGGTAGTCGAGCCGTCAACAATTGACGCGATCGCCTGGTTGATTGCCGTGCGCACGGCATTGACCATTCTGGTGGTGGCCAGCACTGCACTGCTGTTGCTGTTCGGATCGTCGCTGATCGCGTTGGGCAGGTTGCCCAAGTCCACGTCTTCCTTGGTCGTGGCACGGGCGCGCAGGTCTGGATAGTCCCCAACCCGAGCCGCGAAGTACTTCACCAGCTCGCTGTCGATCGCCTCGATCGGGCGCAGGTCGACCAAGCTGCTGGTACCGGTGATGTCGGCCAACGGCACCAGGTAGTGCCTGGCCGAGGCGCTGTCGGTGTAGTCGACCTTCGCTTCCTGGCCGAACACAACTTTGAACGCGGCCACGACGTCGTTCAGCTCGCGCTGCAGCACCACATCCAGCCACGCTTTGGTCGGCACTGCCGGCACGGTCACAGGCAGCACGGCATCGAGCTGCAGGCGAACGCCTTCGACATAAGCCACGCCCGGATTGAGCTGGTAGGCATTGCCCACCTTCTGCAGCTGCAGGCCTGCGCCGAAAAAGCAGGCGCGCCCGAACATGTCCCGGTTGCTGATGCGCTCGCGCTCATCGATGCCTTTCATGCGCGCCGTGTAATCGAACTGCCAGGTACTGGCGTCGATCTTGATGCCAGTCAGTTGCTGCGCACCGTCAAACACCAACAGGAAGTTGCGCGTGACATTGTTGCCGATCTGGTCGGGCAGGATGTTTTTGCGCTTCTGTTGCACCGGCACGTAGGCGACCGACAGCAGCACGTCGTCGCTGGTCTCCATGCCGATCCAGTTCCAGTCGAAGTCGCCGATATCGGTGCCCATCAGCAGGCTGTACACGACCTGGTTAGGGTTTACGTAGCCCTGCTGGGTGATGCTTGCGGTGTAGACGATCTGGGCCGCTGGCGGCTTCACGCCGGCGCGATTGACCGGGCCGCTCACATTGAGGCCTGGCACGTTGGCCAGCACGAAGCGGGCCACGGTCAGCGGCAGGTTGGCCGCCTGTTTCTGGGCGATCAGTTTTTCGCCGGCGAGGGTGATACTTGCAGCCATGAGGGCTCCTAAAGGCTGGCGACCAGCGTTTGCTGATCGTCATTGAAATCCACCAGGGCAACAGCAAGCCGCACCGGGGTGATGGTTACGAAGTCATACCGGCGGCAGGTGCGTCCGTACTGACGGATCAGCACACGCAACAGGTCGGGGTTCTCGGACAGTTGGGAATCGCTCAGGGTGAGCAACACGACGTCCCAGTCGCGTTCGGGCATGCGTTCCTGGATCTCGACGTAGCCAACGCCCAAGCGCTCCAGGATGCGTTTCAAACCGGCAGTGCTGCCGGCGTCCACGGAGTTGATAAAGGCGTACTTGACCCGCAACCGGAACAGGCTTTCAGGTTCGGCGGGAAACCGCGTGACGTCGCGCTGCCAAGCCCACAGCTCCAGAATCGACAGGTGGCAGGTGTCCGCGTCGAACTGCAGGTACGGCCAGCGCAGCCATTCGGTGGCCTGTTCCCACCAAAGCTGGGCGGTGGCCACCAGCTTGGTCAGCTCCAGCCCTTCGAGCCAGAACGGCAGCTTGAGCTTGATCATTGCAGGACCACCGCCAGGGTGCTGATGCGCGGGATGTCCAGTGCAGACACGATGTCGCTGTTGGCGAACCGCAACGAACTGATATCCGGAAACTGAACGTGCAGCTCTTCGGTAAGGCGGCTAAAACTGAAACGCGACTGAGGAAACGTGCGGGTCGGTGCGTAGTCGCTCTGAGTGCTTTCACGAAAAGCGGCGCGGATGAACAACCCGATCTCGGCCTGCAGCGTCTGCAGTTGCAACACGGTGAGGTTGGCCACCGGCCAGACGTTGACGCTGATCGCGTGCAGGGTTTCAGGCATGGACATGGCCAGCAGATCGTCGCCGTGGCCATGGTTGCCGCCGTCGCGGATATGCGTGTTGATCTGCTCAAGGAAGGTATCGGCGGGCACGCCGGCGTCGAACAGCACGAAGGCATTGGCGCTGCCTGGTCCACGCGGTGAGCCGTGTTCAAAGTAAACGCCGTCAGCGGCAACCCCAGGAAACCCGGTGATGATCGCCCGGTACACCGCATCGGTGTGCCATTGGTTGACCGCCGAAAACTGGTTGCGCACGCGTAGACGCAACTGGTCGTCATGCTCGGAATCCGCGCCAGGCGTCTGCAGCCAGTCGGTATTGTTCACCACCTGGACAACGCCCGGTACCGACTGAGGCAGCACGGCGTAATAACCAGGTGCCAGGTTGTAGCCGCTGCCGGCTCCCACGGCCTTAACCGGTACCACCAGCTGACTCTGGCCCTCTTCAAAGCTGCGCGGTTCGGTGGTCACCAACTGATAGATATGACCATTGAGGGTCGGTGACTGAAAGACAGTACCGATCGGCACTTCCAGCTCGCCACCGGTATTGGCGCGGGTAAAGAGCAGTTCACCAACGGCCACCGTCGCGGCCTTGCGCTCGATGTTAACCGCCCAGGCCAGCATGTCCAGCCATTGCGCGCCGGCAGCCTTGACGAAGAAGTTCGGCAGCACCGTACCGCTGACGAACTCCAGCAGCCACAGCACCGGCTTGGTGACCAGCGCCGTGATGATTCGCCAGAACGGGCTGTACGCGCTGGTGTTAGTCAGCGTGCTGCCCTGCTCGACGGCCAGCTTTTCCAAGGCCTGTTTGAGCTGCGCCTCGGTGGTCGGAATGCCGGAGTCACCCAGCGCCTTTTTGAAGTCGACGGTCATAGGGTGATCTCCACCTGGCCGAACTTCACGGTCGTGGCGGTCACCAGGTACACGCCCGGCTGGGTCTGCTCGATCTGCGCAGTGCCTGGTACCAGGCGTTCGTCATCCTCGACGAGCAGCTCCATCTGCTGAATGCAGTCACGCTGACGCAACCGGTCGCGCTCGGCCACCAGGGTGATCAGCAGGCCGCTTTCGCGGATCAGGTGCGCGATGTCCTGAGCGATCGAGGCGCGGTCATCCACCAGCAGAGGCTGGCGGGCCGGATCGAGTACCAGGTCGTTGTTCATGATCAACAGATCAACGTATTCACTCATCAGCCGCCCACCGCCATGGCCATCATGTTTTCCAGTTCCAGCGGTGTCATCGGTTTGGAGGTATTGATATTCAGTGTCTCGACGTGGGTGCCGGGGCGCTGGTTGGGGTTCATGGCGTTGCTCTGGTTCTGGAAGCTTTGCATCAGTCCTCCTTTCGGGACGGCCTGCGGTTTGGTGGGGCTGATCGACGTATTGGCGTTGATCGCCTTGCGGGCCTCGATACCCTTGTCCGATTTGGCGGGCAGCTCGATGACCTTCTCGACGCGCTCTGGCAGAGCAGCTTTGGCCGGCATAGAAAACGCCAGATCAGCCGATGCCGGTGGCAGCATGATCGGGTCGGCCTGGCTGATCTGCGGAGCAGGCATCTGCAGCGGTTTGAAGGGCAGCACGTTGGGTTGCGGCAGGCTGATGGGCTGGCCCGGCTGGACCTGAACTGCAGGTGCGGGAACCTGCACACGCGCAGATTGAGCGACGGCAGCCGGTACCAGAGCCAGGGGCTTGGGTGACTGACTTGCGGGAGTCTGCGCAGCCGAGGCGACTTTCGCCCCCGGCACGGTGCCCGCCGGCGGTGTGGTCACCACTGCCGGCAGCTGTGGGCCCGGTACAGGTGCGCCCACCTGACCAGGCAGATCGGGCACCTTCGGCGGCTCTGGCAAATCGCCAAACGTGGTCTCGATGTTGATACCGGGGATCTTGTTGGCCATCTCGATCAGGCCATTGATTGCGCCCTTCACCGTGGACAGGATGCTGTCCCAGGCAGTATTGGCGATGCCGGACCAGCCGCCCATCGAGTCGAACCAGCTGGACAGTTTAGCCATCTGATCGCTGATCCACTGGAACGCGGTGGTGTTCATCAGCGCCGTGCACAGATCGTCCCAGTACACGACCGCCGCAACCACGGCAGCGGCCAACAGGACAATGCCGGCCACGATCAGCAGCACCGGGTTGGCCAGCATGGCGGCGTTGACCAGCCAGATCGCGCCCTGCCACAGCAACATGCCGACGCGCACGATCGCCATCCAGGTGTACAGCCCGATCAGGCCGACCACCAAAGCCGCAACCATGACCGTGTGGAACAGGAACATGGCGATCGATTTGAAGCCCTGCCAGGTGAGCAGCTTCCACACGGTGAGCATGCCCAGCCAGACCATCTTGCTGACACCGACTACCAGGGTCAGCAGCGACATCGCGGCGATGAAGCCAAAGACCACCAGTGTGGTGATACCGATGATGCGGGTGATGTTCGGGAACAGCTGCGTCCAGCGGGTCAAGGTCTTGGCAATGCCCACCAGGCGATCCATCAGCGGGGTCAGCGTCGGAATCAGGGACTGGCCGAAGGCGATGCGCAGCGCTTCGACGGCTTTGCCGAACTGCTGCCATGGGTCGACCATGGCCTTGGCCATCTTCTCGGCGTTCTCCAGGCCCCGGACCTTGCCCAGTTCGGCAATGCCGTTGCGCAGCCGATCGGTGTCCTTGGCCAGCGCGCCGATCACCTGGGCACCTTCACCGCCGAACACTTCCATCAGCTTGGTGCCGGCAGCAGCACTGGTCAGGTCGCCGTACTTGCCCTGCAGCTTGTCCATGATCTGCAGCATAGGCAGTGCATTGCCAGCGGCGTCCGTGAAGCTCAGGCCGATTTTCTCGGCAGCCGCACTGAGGTTTTCAAAAAACGCCTTGTAGCGCCCGCCGGCGTCGCCGCCTTCCATGGTGCTGGACAGCGTACCGACCACAGCCATTTGTTCGGCAAAGCTGACGCCGGCCTGGGTCGCGATCGCCCCTACTTCCTTGAAGGCGTCTTTCAACTGGGCACCATCGGTACGGAACAGCTTCACCGCCAGCGCGGTCTGGCCGGTCAGTTGCTCGGCCCATTGCACCCGGCCCATCTTGTCCGCATCGGACTTGAACAGGTTGTACATGGTGCCCAGGTACGCGCCGGTCGTTTCGGCGTCGGATTTGGTGACCTTGGCCAACAGGTTGCTGGCACTGGTGATGGTCGCCAGTTGGCCACCGACCAGGCCCTTGATCGCGCCATCGATGACGCGTGACGACGTCACGAATTCGGCGGCGCTGGCGGCATAGGTGATCGAGAATTCGAGGGCAGTCCGGTTCAAGGAGGCCAGCGCGTCTTCGGTCGTGCCCAGGGCGCGCATGTCACCCAGTGCCCGGTTCACTTCCAGCGCTGGTTCAAGCGATTCGGTGATAGCCTTGCCCGCCCCTACCATGCCAGCCAGGCCTGCACCCATCTGAATGATGTTCTGCTGGCTCTTGGCGGCAAGGTCACTAAAGCTGGTTTTCACCTTGCCCAACGGGGCACTGACCTTGTCGGTCAGTTTCAGGATGAAAGCCAGGCGGGCGGAACGGTCAGCCATCAGGGTTATCCGTTAAAGGCAGTGGAAATGCCGTTGGCGACGGCAATTTCCATGCGTCTCCAGTGTTCGTCTTCAAGCCACTTGGCGGTGCCCATGCTCTCAATCGTGGGTTCAGCGCCAGGCAGCCAGCGTTGGGTCAGGGCCAGCAACTGGCCCAGCCCGTCCTGGGTCAGGCCTTCGGCATGTTCGAGGGCTTTTTTACGATCACTTCAACGTCCGGCGAATACTCTTCAAGCAACGCACCGGCCAGGGTCATGGTGGTGATCGGGTTTTCCAGCAGGGCTTTGAGTGCGGCCTTGTCTTCGTCCTTGACGGTGCCCATCAGCAGGTTGTGCGCCGGCGCGACCTTGTTGGCCTGGGTCGTGGCGTTGAAGTACTTGGTGATCACCTGCGGGGTCAGGTTGAAGGTGAATTCCTTGTCGCCACGTTCCAGGGTGATGCTGCGGTTTACTTCGCTCATGTCGGTGTTTCCGTAAGGTTGAGTTGCAAAGGGTCAGGGTTGTGCCGGCGTGCGTTGCACGACCTGGCGGATGTAGTCCTGCAGGCCGAGGATCATTTGCCGGCTGAGGGCAAGCTCGTCTCTGAGGGTGAAATAATCCGATCGAGCGTCTGCTGCGAGTTCGGCGCTGCCTGCATCAGCCAGGCCGGCGGTGCCGGCGGCACCGGGCATTGCGGGGCAGATAGCTTTGATGCGCAGCCGGTAACTGCCATCAGCAACAGCAAGCTGCAGAGTGTTGATTTGAGCGCGGGCACGATTCAGTTCCTCGGTGTGGTGGGTATCGAGCTGGTCCCGCGCTGCCAACTGATCGCGGGCCAGGCGCGCCGCCTCTCGCTCGGCGTGCAGATCTGCATTGGCGTCGACCAGATCAGCGCGGGCAGCGACGAGCTGGTTGCCCTGGTACTCGAAAGCGCACCAGGTCAGCAGACCGACCACCAGCAAAAACAGGGCAAGGCGCAGCGTGCTGATGGTCATTGCAGACAGAGCCTCATTTCGGCCAGCCGGCGGTTGTGCAGGCCACGAACGAAGGTCTTACGGCCATCGGCACCGGTCACATAGGCCCACACCGGCGTCTTACCGTCGGAAGCCCAGGCCAGCGCTTTGCAGCCCTCGGCAATGCGGCCCGCATTGATCAGGCCCACGGCACGGCTCGCGCACGTCGTCGGCACGCCGAAGTTGTGGCCATGGCTGCTCAAGGCGTCGAACGTGTTCTGCCCGATCGCCTGGTTGGTCAGGCAGTCGGCCAGGCTCAACTGGCCCTTGGCGATGACCAGGCCTTCCACCTCGGCGCAGCGCGCATCGGACCAATATTCACCGACCACCACGGGATCCGGGCTGGTGTGCTTGGTGATGCCCTTGCAGACCGTCGGTAAACCACTCGCCAGCCTGTCGGCATACACCACGTTCTGGCCGTTGCCTTCCCAAGTGCCCAGGAAGGCGGTCAACGTGGCGCTGCAGAGCAGCAGCACGCCGGCGGTGATCTTGACCCGCAGGCTCATGGCTTGACCCTCCAGTCCCGCAGCATCTGGCGGTACTTGGGGATCAGCAGCAGGATCTGCAGCACCATGTAAAACGCAGTCAGCATGTAGGCCACGGCGGACCAGTCAACGGCACCGGTCGCACCGGTGGCGGCGACGCCGATCGCGGGCGACGCCTTCACCAACGCAATGGCGGTGTCCTGAGCAGCTTGATTCGTGCTCATCAGCGAAGTCCTTTTTCGGTCAGGGTTTGGCAAGGCACGCAACGGGTCATGCCGCCTAACGCCTGGCGCGCCGGTGGGATCTCCTTGTCGCAGTCCTGGCAATGAGTGAGGCTCGGCCCGCTCGCTCGCGGCTTGGCCAACTGGGCCGCAATGGCCTGGTCGCGTTGACGCTGCTCCAGAGCCTGCGCACGATCGAACGGGCAGACCATTACGTCAGGCCCTCGATCTCAGCAGCAGCCAGGTACGGCACGCCGTTGATCTTGATGAAGTCCGGACTGGTGACGTCGAACGGCACCTTGTGGGTGTTCTTCGCGCCGCCTTTGGGATCGATGCTCAGCAGGCTGGACACGCGGACCTTGCAGCCGAACGCCTCAATGCGCAGTTCCTCTTCGCCGGCCTTGGCGAAGAACACGATGTCGAACGGCTCCAGCTCGCGGAAACTGCCCGCAGTCTTGGCCTGCTCGATCAGCAGATTGAAGTTGGTTGTGTCCAGCTCCAGTTCGCCGGCTGCAGCGACATCGCCGTCGACGTGCCCGTTGGGCACGCCCTTGGTCTGGGCCACGGTGCTGTTATCCGTGATGTCGATGGTGCCGGCCTCGACGTGAACGAGCAGATCGCCCAGGTTCACGTCGAAGTTCTTACCGCCAATTTTTGCGGCCATGGGTTACTCCGAATCCGTAACGGAAAGGTCCAGCGCGATGTTCGCGTTCAGGTCTTTCGGGCAGTTGAGGGGGCGCAGCTTGATGTGAGCCACGACAGATTTTTTGCTCGTCCAGGTCAGCACGATGTTGTCGTCCTTGGGCTGCTCGATCTCGCCTGGAAACACCTGGCCGGCGAATTTGGTGGACTTGGCCATCGCGCGCAGCGGGGCCATCAGCTTGGAAGTAGTGGTCGCCATGCTGTTGGCCGAGCTGTTCAGGGTCCGATCGCCCACGTAGCGGATCAGCAGAACGCGCACGCGTCGGGCTGCCTTGTCGACGACCCGCAGGTTCTCGATCACCTGAAAGTCACTGCCGGGGGTGTCCAGCATGTTGCCGTCGCCCCAGTAGGTGCCCGGATAGTCCGGGTACGTCTGCGGCACAGAAAGACGCGCTGCGTCGAGCTGCGAAAGCACCGCGGTGGACAGCGGAACGCCGTCCATGTCTTTGGGTTCAGCGCCCAGGCCCAGGACCGCGCCGGTGGCCACGCGCATCGGCGTGTCAGCAATGCTCACGGCGGCATTGGCCAGTCGACCGGCCAGCACGCCCAGGTTATTGCCGTGCAGCTGCGGTACCGGCAGAACCCGAGGCGCAGCCAGGCCGTCGACGATGGCTTTCTGCTCGACAACGTAAGCGCTCCAGCTCAACTGCGGAGCAATGCCGGCAGTGGCGGCTATCACGAAGACACGGCGGCCCAGCTTGTTGCTCAGGTCGTTGGCTGCAACGTGCATCGCTGACAGCTCGGCCTGAGTGGTTACCGGGTTGACGATCACCACCGCTTCGAAGGAATAACTGCGGGTTGCGCTCTCAAGCGCCTGTTGCCAGGTGGTTTCGCCTGCGATCGGAGCGGCGATGCAGGCCCAGCGATCGCCGCCGTTGCTGCGCGCCGCCAGGATCTGGGTTTTCAGGTCGCTGTCCGCAACGCCCAGCTGGACGTCCAGATCACTTTGGGTGTCCAACGGGACCAGCTTGCCGACGTTCTTGGCGGCGGGACCGATGAACAGGAAATAGCGTTCGATCTCGCTCACGGCACCCTGGCCGAGGTTGAGATTGTTAACGCTGACTTTGCCGAGTGCCATAAAGCGGTGCCTCGTTAGCGGGGTGAATTAAGGATTTGTTGCAGCACCAGGTTCACCAGTTGGCTGGTTTCGCTGTCGCTGGCACCGAGGAACTGACGCGCAGGCAGCTGGATGTTCCAGCTTTGCGCACCGGTGGATTCGGCTCGTTCGTCGTCCAGGACGCGGATCAGCAATCCCGCTCTGGCGTAGTTCAGGTGTTGCTGGATCCACGCCACAGATGGGCGGGTCAGGGTCTTTTTGCCTTCCTGACGGGTCTTGAAACCCAGACGGCTCAGGGTCTTGGCCTGCTTTTCGGTAGCGGCGGTGCCCGGAGGGACCTTGTTCCACTGGCGCATCTGTGCGGCGGTGCGCCGTTCGGACACGCCGTTGTGTTGCTGCGATGCAACCCAGCGGGTCAGCGTGTTGCGCCAGCCCAGTTCGGCTTCAGTACCGGTCAGGCGAGTGACATCGAGCAGCTTGCCCAGGCCGGTTTCCATCTTCTTCTTGCCCTTGGACGTGTCCTTGCGGGCAGCGAACGGGGTTCCATTCAGGTTCTGCTGGTTGCGGATCCGCTGGCGACTCAGACTGCGCACGCGCTTGGCAACGTTGTTCAACAGACGTCTGCGCTTGGGCGTCGGCAGTTCCATCAAAGCCAGCAGGTCCTGGGCTTCGAGCATGCCGCGAATGTCCAGATCAAAGGCCATGACCGGTCACCTCGCCGCTCTCAGCCACCCACAGTTCGAACGGTACGAACGACCAGGTACTGCCAAAGGCCTCGATCTCGCCGGCAGGATCCTCGGCCAGGTACTGCGCCTCGGTGAACTGCAGCTTGATGTCGACGTCGGCCAGGTCGTTGTCGAGCATGACCACATCGAACACCACGTTCGGCAGACCGTCTCGGTCCTGGTCGTGGGTTTCCAGCCAGCTGCCTACCAAGGCAAACAGGCGCGCAGGGTGATCCGCGAACCGCTCGATCGAGATGGTCGCGCCGTAATTCATGTCACCCATGTGCATGCCTTGGGTGTCAGGTTTCCAGATCAGCTCCACCTGCACCTGGTCGGTCCAGCTGTCGAGCTGCTCAGGGGCAACCAATTGGCGTTCGAGCAGGTAGGCGGTCAACGCCTTGAGCTTGATCACAGCAGCGCCACCGTGATGCGGCCACGGCCCTGCAGCGACCGCACAGCAGCCTGGCTGAAAGCGAGGAAGGTTTCGGAGCGCTCTGGCAGTTCCTTGCCCACGTTTTCGGCGCTTTCGCGGCGATTCACCGTGGCGAACTGAGTCAGCAGGCTGGCTTTGGCGCGGCTGTAGACGGCGCGCTTATAGGTCGCCGCTTGAAAGGTGCGCTCTGGCAGGATGGTGGTGTCTGCGGATTCAACGTTGGACACGCCAGCGCCCTGCCAGCGCGCTTTTAACTTGGCCAGGTCGGTATTGACCTCGACCATGGCCATGTTCAGATCGGCGGCCAGCATCTCTACCAGGTACTCCGCCGGCAGGCGGTAACCCTTCTGGAACTCGGCTATCGATAGGTCGGGCCAAAAACCATCATTCCCGATCCGTTCGTCTACCAGCACCGTGGGTTTTCCGGAGAAGCTCATACACTTTCCCCACAGGCCAAGGAGGACTGCTGAACATGACCGACGAACAAGGGAAGGTTGTTTCTATGAAAGAGCGGCTTAAAGCGCGCCAGACCGCTGCGAGACGTAAGCAGCAGCTCTCTGATAGAAGGCTTGAGGACGCACACGCAATGGCGCTGATGTTTATGCGTACCCAAGGTGATCATGTGGCGACGATCAAGGCAGCGCTGAAAGTCGCTGACCGGTACGTCATAGCACTGAGGGAGTGCGTCCATGTTCTGGGAGGCAGTAGTTTGGAAGTCACCGCGACCTTCCCCGAGGGGAAGATGGCGATAGATAAGCTCTCGCAGTGATCCGTTAAACATCTGTGCCTCACAAAGCCCCGCCCAGTGCGGGGCTTTTTGTATTAGGGGCGGGAAAACTGTTTCAGTGGGTCAGGGCCATAAATGGTTGGCTCACATCCACAGTTTCTCGCCGGGGGGGGGGGGTAGTCGGTTATTCGGTGCCGTTGCCGGCGTTTTCTTTGGCTTGCGCCTTGGCCAGCGCCTTGCGGCAGTCAGACAGGCGTGTCCCTACGCCGATGCTTTCGTAGAGCTGTTCGGCTCGTTCGAAGTGGTGAATAGCGACAGGCCAGTCCTTGCGACGCAGCGCGATCATTCCCAGCAACTTGTGGTAGCGCGCCGGGATGCGCTCATACAGCTGCCATTCGCCATCCACACGGGGCAGCAGGTTGGAAACGTAGGGCTCAGGGCTGCGCCTGGCCTTGAATTCCGCCTCGGCCCAGTCGATCACCTCGTCTGCAACAAAGGTCGGAATGTCGCGGTTGAAGCGCTCAGGCAGCGCCTGGCCCTGGGATATTGCGAAGTCGGCCAGCTCCAGGCCCTGGATGAACTGCTCGGTGTCGAACAGCCAGATCAGGACATACACCAGCACCGAGTTCTGGAAATTCAATTCCGAATCGCGGTACCGCTGTACGTAATCCAGGTACTTGGGCAGCAGCTCGTCACGCTTGAGCATCTGGCGCTGCTCGCGGCTATTGATCGCGCTGATGCGCTCCAGATCACCGGCCAAGGCGTCTTCCATCAGCTTCAAATGCTTGCGTGCATTGGCAGGACTGGACAGCGCGGTGTCAGCCGAATAAGCCATCTGGGCACCGGCGATCGCAGCCGCTGGGCCTTCTGCGATCAAGCGGCGTTTGTGCGCCAGTGCCAGGCTCATGCTTTCACCAATTCGACGTTTTCAGTCATGGCGAACTTTTCCAGCTGCTCGATCACATAGCCTTCGTTACGGCTGTTGTAATCCTCGACGCGGGAGCGCTTCGGGTTATCGATGGTTTGCTTGCGCCAGCTGGAATCCTGGAAGTAGATCGACAAGTTGTCGAAGCTGGTGACCACCACGGCGTTGACCGGGAAGAACGGCACGCTGAAGCTTGGCAGACCGCCATAGGTCGCGATGACCTGAGCGTCTTCGATGCGTTCTTTCTCGGTTGGCAGATCGCCTTGTTTGGCGTACAGCTTGGCTTTGTCAGCCGCCAGCAGGTCACTGCCGATGATTGCGATCAGGTCGCCGCCATCACGAACGCGCTCGTCGACCATCTGCTTGGTGTCATGCACCAGGGCGTCGAGGTTGGCATAGTCACCACCTTCGCCCAGCGTCACCTTTCCAGCGACCTTGCCTTCCTTGAGAACCTGCTCCGGGATCTGCTCGCGAGCGATCTGCAACCAGCCCTTGTTCACGTCCTGCAGCATCGGGAATTCAGTGAGGTTGGTCTGCGGCGCGGCTTTGAGACCGTAGAAACCGGTCATCAGACGGTCGAGTGCGATCTGCTTCTGCACGGCAGCGGAGTAACGCTGTTGGAAGTCCGGGAACTTGGCCCAGGCGTCGATCTTGGCGTAAGGCAGGCTGACGTCAGATTCGGTGGAATACAGCTCATACTGGTTGTCATCCAGCGCCGAGGCGTCCTTGGCTTCGCGATCGGTGGTCTTGGTGTTGGTGCGACCGGTCACCGGACCAGAGACGCCCAGGAATACCTTTTGACCCTTGATCTCGGTCACGCCGATGACGTTGATGCGCTGCAGGAAATCGGACTTGTGGGTGATCGCCTCGTTGAGTTCCTGGGCAATCGACGGCTCGACGCTGAACGTCTTGCTGGCCAGCTCGACGCCGTAGGATTCAGCCAGGGAAACCTGCAGGGCCGCGAACATCTTCGCGCCGTATGCGCTCAGTGACTGGGCCATGTCAGAGTACCCGCTTCGGTTTAGGGTCAGCGGCACCAGTGGTGCGTGACAGGTGGCGGCCTTCCGGCTTGTCCAGCAACGCGCTGAATTGCGCCTGCAGCTTGTTCATGCCGGCCAGCACTGCAGCGTTGGACGAGCCCTTGCGGCTCAACTGCTTTTCGTCTTCGGCGGCGGCCACGATGTCATCGACCGCCGTCTGTACGTCGTCGATCGGGGCCTGGTCGGGTGCCGGCGGTGCCTCTGCGAAACTGTCAATCAGCGCCTGAATGCCGGCAGTGACGATCAGTTGCTGTTCGATCAAGGCCTGCAGCGCTTTGGCTGTAGCTTCATCCATTGGGGGTTTGCTCTCGGTAGGGGTTTGCGGGGTGGTTTCGGCTGGCACCTCTTCAATGCCAAAGCGCTTGAACAGGCCGGTGAACATGCTGAACAGCTTGGCCACCTCGCCCTGCGGTTCGTCTTCACCAATCGAACCCAGCGGGACGGCCGCCGCGTAATGCACGCGCTTGCCGGGGTTGCCGGGGTTGCGGGAGAAGTAGAGTTCTTGAGTGCCCAGGCTCGCCGGCTCGTCGGTGACGGCCAGGCCGGTCAGATACGCCCTGCCGGTGCCAGCGAAGTCGGGCATGATCTCGATGCTGGTGAAGAGCTTTTCGCCTTGATCGTTGAGCCACAGCAGCTTTTGGTTGGGCTTCAACTGCGCTTCCAGCGCGACTTGGCCGGGGGCCAGACCCTCGACGTCCTCGATCAGGCGCACGGCAAACACGGTGCCGTAGGAGCCTGGCCAGCGGTCATGTTCGGACCAGATGGTGGCCGTGTAAGTAGTAGTGCTGTACGTCTCGGCGATGTCGCGCAGTTCCTGGGGCGTGATGACGCGACCATCTACGGTAGGACCGCTGGTGGCGACGCGTTTCCAGAAGCTGACAAGGGAACGGGGCATGGGAAGAACTGCGCTCATCGGTAAGTTGAGGCCCCAAGATAGGGAGCCGCAACGCCTCCAACAAACGGTTTACTTTCGCGCTTCTCCTATATTTGATTTATAGGAGAAACACGGATTTTAACTGCACGTTTTCCGCGTTTTCGCCGCATAGACTGCGGCCCATGTACTACTCAACCGAAGTCAAAGAAGCCGCCAAACGCCTGTTTCTGCGCCGTCACAAGGCCAAGGAAATTCAGGCGCAGTTGAACCTGCCCAACATCCGGATCGTGTACCACTGGATCCGCGTTGGTGGCTGGGAAGACATGCTGACGGATGAAGAACCGCTGACCGCCGTCAGTCGGCGTATCACCTTGCTTCTGGAGAAAGCCGACTCGCTGACCAAGGGCGAGCTGGACGAACTGGATCGGTTGACGACCGTTCGCGAACGCCTGGTTAAGCAGTGTGTAAAGCCGGTGACTGCGCCGGTCCGTGATGACCAGGACGACGATGGCCATCGCCGCGATGATCAACGCGGTGAGCGTCGGGAGCGTAGCAAGCGCGACGGCAAGAAGCGGGAAAAGAAGGTCAAGAACGACGTAAGCGAGCTGCGCGAAGTGGACTTTCTCGACAAGTTCATCAGCAAAATGTACGGCTACCAGAAAGAGCTGTTCGCCGCGAAACAGAACCCGCTGACCGCCAGGATCCGGAACATCCTCAAAAGCCGCCAGGTGGGCCTGACCTACTACTTCGCCGGCGAAGCCTTCATGGACGCGGTTCTGACCGGCGATAACCAAGTGTTCCTGTCGGCCAGTCGCGCCCAGTCCGAGATTTTTCGCAGCTACATCATCGCCTTTGCCCAAGCGTGGTTTGGCCTGGAGCTGACCGGCAACCCGATCGTACTCAGCAAGGACGGCAAGCCCTGGGCCGAGCTGCGCTTTCTCAGCACCAACAGCAGCACTGCGCAGGGTCACCATGGCCATGTGTACGTTGATGAATATTTCTGGATCCGCGACTTCGAGAAACTGAACACCGTGGCCAGCGCCATGGCGACCCATAAGAAGTGGCGCAAAACCTATTTCTCCACGCCCAGCGCCGTGTCGCACCAGGCCTATCCGTTTTGGCAAGGCGAGAAGTTCCGCAACAGCAAGCGCAAGAACGCCAAGGAGCCATGGCCGAGCGATAAGCAGATCTCCGCTGGCGCGCTGTGTCCGGACGGTCAGTGGCGCAAGGTGATCACCATCCTGGATGCCATCGCCGGCGGCTGCGATCTGTTCGACCTCGAGCAGCTGCAGCTGGAGTACGACGACGACAAGTTCCAGCAACTGTTCATGTGCAAATTCATCGACAGCAGCCAGAGCGCGTTTTCCCTGGCAGATCTGGAGCGCTGCTATTCGGACCTGTCATTGTGGGCCGACTTCGACCCGGACGATCCGCGCCCTTATGGCAATAGCCCGGTCTGGATTGGTTACGACCCGAGCCGGACACGCGACGACGCGACGTGCGTGGTCATCGCACCGCCGCTGGAGAACGGCGGCAAGTTCCGGATCCTGGAGAAGCACAGCTGGCGTGGTCAGTCATTCAAGTACCAGGCCGAGCAGGTCAAGAAGCTGACCGAGCGCTTCAACGTTCAGCACATCGGGATCGACACGACCGGCATCGGCTATGGCGTCTTCGACCTGGTGCGCGACTTCTACCCGCGTGCGACCTCGATCCACTACAGCCTAGAAACTAAGAACCTATTGGTACTCAAGGCGCAGGACACCATCCAGGGCAGCCGCATCGAATGGGACGCCGGCTGGAACGATATCGCTCAGGCCTTCCTGACAATCAAGCGCGGCACAACCGCCAGCGGCCAGGTGACCTACAGCGCGTCGCGAACCGACGCGACCGGTCACGCGGACGTGGCCTGGGCGGTCATGCACGCCCTGCAGTACGAACCCCTCAACACGGACAAAAAGCGGCGCAGTCGCTATGCACTCACTGGATCAACTTCCCATGGCAAAACCCAAAACCCTGCAGCAGGAAAAACCGGCGCAACGGCCCATGCGTGCATTCACATTCGGTGCGCCGGAATCCGTGCTGACCGACAACATCGCGCAGTACTTGGGCGTGTTCGCCAGCGACGACGGTCGCATCTTCACGCCGCCAGTATCACGCAGGGGTCTGGCCAAGCTGCTCAAGGCCAACGCACACCACGGCGCGATACCAGGGTTCAAACGCAATCTGCTGCTGCGTGAGTTCATCCCTTCAGCCGGCCTGTCAGTGGCCGATATGAGTCGGGCTGCGCTGGACTTCATGGTGTTTGGCGAAGCGTACTTCTACCGGGTGCCTAACCTGCTGGGCCAGACTCTGGAGCTGCGACACCTGCCGGCCATCAACATGCGGGTCAAGGTCGACGGTGGGTTCATCCAGTTGGAGCAGAACGGGCGAGAGACGGAGTTCGACGCGGACGAGATCGAGCACGTCCTCAACTACGACGTCGAACAGAACATTTACGGCGTGCCTGAGTACCTGGGCGGTCTGCAGGCACTGCTGCTCAACGAGGCAGCCACACTGTTTCGCCGGCGTTACTACAGCAACGGCGCGCATGCGGGATACATCTTCTACACCAACGACCCGAACCTGACCGAAGAGGACGAAGACGAGCTACGTGCGCAGATCACGGCCAGCAAAGGCGTGGGCAACTTCCGATCGATGTTCGTCAACATTCCGGGCGGTTCCGAGAAGGCCATTCAGATCATCCCGGTGGGTGATTTCCAGGCCAAGGACGAACTGGAGAAGGTGAAGAACATCACGCGCAATGACGTGATCGCGGCCTGGCGCATGAACCCGGCCCTGGCCGGAATCATCCCGGAGAACAGTGGCGGATTCGGTGACATCGAGAAGATCGATCGCGTTTACACCAGCAACGAGATCAGGCCGATCTGTCAGCTGTTTGACCAGGCTAATGGGACTTTGCGAGAGGACAGGCGGTTCGCCTGGAAACCGCTGCCGGGTACATCTGTAACGGCTTGATATGACCGAAAGCACAGATAACGCCATTACAGATATGGCAAAATAGTAGCCATAAGATGGCCCTGGGGAGGGAACATGCGGATTTATTGCACAACATGCGGGCACAAGGGACGGATCAGCTCCCGGGAGGAAGTGACGAGGGCGTATGTGAAGTTGTACTGCCAATGCTTGGACGCCAGCTGCGGCCATACGTGGGTGGCCAACCTGACGTTTTCGCATACGCTCAGGCCGTCCGGGCAGCAGTTGGACGTGATGCTATTTGATCGGCTAAGGGACCTTACACCTGACAAGCAGAAGGAGTTGTTTGAGCAACTAGGGCGGCAGGCAGTGGCTTGAATGAACCGCCGACCAGAGGAGTCGGCGATAGGCGGTGCAGGCGTGATTCAATGGCCCACAAGATAATTATTCAATCTCAACTGGCTTGGCCAGATAACCAGCGATGCGGCGAATTTGCTTTTGCTCGCTCTCAGACATCTGACGGTAAAGCTTGATTAAATCCTTCTCTAACTCTGTGAGTTCAAGCCGATGAAAGCTTGACCATTCACCACTAAGGCTCTGGAGATTACTGCGTTCCAACATACTTACGCTCCATTAAATACATTTGGAGGCGACGGTACGGAGCCTGTTGAGGATACGCAGATGACTGGAAATAGCTCGATTCAGGAATCGATAGATTTTACTTCGAGGCCTCGGCGGCTTCTGCTGCCATAGACTTCACAATTCGACGTACAGTTTTCTGATCATCTACAGGCAATCTCCTATATTGATCTACCAGCTCCGCTTCGTCCGGCTTCAACCCCTGTCCAGGAGCAGGAGAGCGAAGCCCGGTAAGTACATATCCGGCGTCAATGCCTTGATCCACGAGGGCCGCGACGTAACGGAGGTCCAATGAATTCGCACCAAGCTCATAATTTTTCTGGGTTCCACGACTAACTCGGAGTCTCGTTCCAAACTCGGTTTGACTCAAGCCCAGGCGCTCGCGCTCTTCCTTAAGGCGCTCACCTACTCCGTCAGCAATGTGCATATTTTTATTCACCATGCTTGACTTGATCAATTATTTGACCAAGAATCACCACAGACCAACAGAAACGACCACGAACAAACAGAGTGCACATCATGCCCGCCACCGTTACGCCCGAGCAAGCCCGAGCAGCTCTCGATCACAAGGGGGTCAGCATTGCGGAATTCAGCCGACAACATGGATTGAACAAAAATTTGGTCAGCGACCTTTTGAATGGAAGGATCAAAGGTCGCCGAGGGGAGGCACATCGCGCCGCGGTGTTGCTGGGGATAAAAAACGGTGTGATCGCACAGTAATGGCGCAGATCAGCAGGGAAAAGCAGAACATGAAAAGCCCAGTTCTAAAGACACGCCGCGAAGTAGTCAGCGCGATCATCTGCAGTTATCCAGGTGGACGGGAGTGCGCAGCTGCTCGTATCGGCTTGGCATTGAAGAAATTCGATAACCACGCCTACGAGAACAACAACAGTCGTCCGCTAAATGATGCTCAGTTGTTCCAGTTGGAGCAGGAAGCCGGAACTCAGCATCTACCCAACTATGTGGCCTCGATGTACGGCGGCCTGTTCGTTCCGGTGGCTGATCCTGATTCGCTGGACAACGTCGAGATGTACGCCCTTTCCATTCAAGCGGCGGCAAAGCGTGGATGCGTCGACCTGGAGATCTCCAAGGCTCTTGCCGACGGCTACATAAGTGCAACAGAGGCCGAGCATATCCTCAACGCACACAACCTGCACATGGCTGCACGTCATGCGGAAGTGTTAGCAGCTATCGATCTGTACCGCGCTAAATCAGGGACTGAAAAATGAATAACGTACCAGCTGATATGGATTATCAAGAGACCATCCGCGCTGCAGCTCAGGCATTTATCGAGCGCCATCAGGGCGAGCATTTGGGCGATCTAGGCCAACTCCTCAGTCGAACGACCGATCACCTGGTCGAAAGCTTTGAGGTCAAAGAGTCTTTTGCGAACCATCTGGTGCACCAGGCCTACAGCAACGTTCTGGCAGTCATCGGTCGCCAGCGTATAGACCTTCAGGCAAGCGCAGAAATGACAGTAGTGATCAGTGATCCCATTCGAGGACTCGCTTGGTCTGTACCTGTTCATCTGATCTACGAACACCTGATCGCTGCCGGCCACGGCAAACCCTTCTCCCCCGCCACTTAAACACCCCCAAACATTGCCTGCCCCACTCCAGTGGGTATGGGTGAGCTGCGCCTAAATTCGAGGTTTAACGATGGCCAACGCCGTGATCGTCACCGCTCAATTGCCCCAGGCAGAGGCTCAAGCACTGCTTGAAGCACTGCTTGAAGCACTGCTTGAAGCACTGCGTGAACAGTATCGCCTGAGGCTCAATGAATACTGGTACGACGATCAATACCGCTTTGTAGCGGACGGCCACCCGCGAACACGGTGCCTACGTTTACGGCGACGTGGCAGTGCGCGACGGCAAGGTTTACAAACTGAACGAGGAAGACTTTTTCGACATGGAGAAACTGAGCATTAAAACGCTCAGTCAGTCCGTCACGCTGAACATCAACACCGATCTGAGCAAGTTCACAACGCGCTGGCTCGACATTCTGTGGCAGTGCTTTGGGGCCAAAGGAATCGTCGTTCTGGCGTACTGGCTTGGAGCATTGTTCGCGGAGCAGATCCGGCAACACCAGAAGAGCTATCTGTTTCTTGAGGTAGTCGGCGAAGCCGGTGCGGGTAAGTCCACGCTGATCGAGTTTCTGTGGAAGCTGCTCGGTCGCCTCGACTACGAAGGCTTTGACCCATCCAAGGGCACACCGGTCGCCCGCGCCCGTAACTTCGCCCAGGTCGGCAACCTACCGGTCGTGCTGATCGAATCCGAACGGGAAAAGACCGATGGCAGCGCGACTAAGCAGTACGACTGGGACGAGCTGAAAACCGCTTACAACGGCCGTAGCGTCCGGTCGACCGGGGTCAAGAACAACGGCAACGACACGCGGGAACCGCCGTTCCGCGGTGCTTTTGTGTTCGCCCAAAACCATGCTGTGAACGCCTCTGAGCCCATCCTGCAGCGGATAGCCCACGTCGGCATGACAAAGGACGGCCAGACAGCCAAAACCAAACTGCTGGTGGAAGAGCTCGAGCAGATGCCAGTCGACAAGGTGAGTGGCTTTCTGTTGATGGCAACAACCCGGGAAGCGCAAGTGATGCAGACGGTGAAAGCGAGTGTGCCGCTCTATGAACAGCGGCTGCTGCAGTTGCCCGAGATCCGCACGGTGCGTATTGCCAAGAACCACGCCCAGTTGCATGCGCTGGTCGACGCCCTGGTGCATGTCGTGCCGCTGCAGCAGCACCAGGTTGACGCTGCCCATGCCGAGGTTCGAAGCATGGCCAAAGAGCGACAACTGGCAATCAACGCTGATCACCCTATGGTCGTTGAGTTCTGGGAGCTCTACGAGTACCTGAACAGCCACGCTGGTGCTTTGAACCACTCCCGCAATGAGGGGCTGATTGCCGTCAACCTAAACGACTTCGCCGAGGCTGCCGCAAACAAACGACAGAAAGTCCCGGATCTGGTTGAGCTCAAACGCCACCTGAAAACCAGCAAGTGCCCGAAGTTTATCGAGACAAACCGCAACGTATGTTCGTCCTGGGATATCGACGCCGCCGACAAGCCGAAAACCGTGCGGTGCTGGATTTTTCAGGCCGCTTGATCACTACCAAGAGGAGGAACACATATGCACATTCAAGTCATCACGGGCGAAGGTTGGCAAGGCGCTACGAAGCAGCTCAAGCATTTGAAAGAGCTGCACGACTGGATCGGCGAAGCAAACCAACTGGTACATGCCGAGGCATACAGCGCCGCTGGCCTGGTAGAGATTCTGGAAGTCCGGAGCGCCACAAAGCAGGAGTTTTTAGTACTGGAATGCAGCCGGGATCAGATCCAGGCGGTGCTGGAATGGCAGTCAGAGACGGAAGATCTGGTCGATCTGGAAGACTTGGTGATCCACCTGGTGCGCAGGACAGGACTGCAGCCATAAGAAACTGACACCAACGATGTCGGCAAAAGAACGGTACTGAGGAGTTGCAGCTCCCCAGTACCAACCACTACTAGGAGTACGGTGATGAAGACGGAACAACCAAGCAGCAGCGATCCAAAGGCTAGCACACCATCCCAAAACCTGCTGACTATCGCCCTGATCGGCGCAGCATTGATCAGTTACCAGGTGCACAAGACTCCGCACGCTCGCGGGCGACTTGAAAACCTGGCCACACAGGCCACGACCCAAGGTGATCTGAGCGCCAACGACATGCGCGTTCTGGCCAGCATTCTCGCCATCCCCTCCCCCAGTAATTGAGCCTTTAGGTTCTGGCTTTGAGCATCAGGGCGGGACGTTACACTGCCCTGATTGCTGCTTGAGATAGAGAGCAATCATGAACTCCCAAACAAGCAACGTTCTCACTTTTGAGGACCTGCAGCGCATCACCGGCTACCAACGCCGCTCCGACGTCGAACGCTCGCTGATAACTCAGGGGATCCGCATGTTCCGGGGGCGCACTGGTCCGTGGACGACGCTGGATCTTATCCACCACGCTGCGGGAATCGAGTCTGTAACCTCAGAGAGCTATGACACCAATATCCTATGAGGAAAGCGCGTAAGCGGAAGCACAATCCGCACATCCCCCAACACATAGACCAGGCCGCTCTTCCAGCGGCCATCTACTTTGATCATCGCAACGCCGGCGTCTGGTACACGCTGCATTACGACGAAACCGGCAAACAGCGCCGGCGCAATGTGGCACCTGCTGACGTTAGCTTGGCCGAGTTGCACCAGATCATGGAGCAAACCTCGGGCGTCGATAAAGGCACATTGCGTTACGTCTGTACGCAGTTTCACTTGAGCGATCGTTACAAGAAACTCAGCCTCAAGACTCACAGCGATTACTGCTATTCGCGGGACGTCCTGCTGGGTATCCCGACCAGGCTGGGCAAGCCGTTGGGGGATCTATTGGTGAAGAAATTCACCGCAGCATTGATCCTGCGGATTGTGGATCGCCTGGCCGACGAAGGCACGCCGTCCAAAGCGGCGCATGTCCTGCGATACCTGCGCCGGGTGCTGCAGTGGGGTCGCAACCGGGGCTACCTCGACAACAATCCCGCGCAGGGAATTGAAGCGCCTGTGGAGCGCAAGCGCCGGCGTTTGCCGGAACACCAAGTCATGGAGGTGCTGGTCGACCGTGCGCTGGCATTCGGGCGGCTGGCCAGGAACGAGAAAGGTGGCTGTCCGGAGTATTTGAGCTACGTGATGGAGATCGGTTACCTGTGCCGTTTGCGGGGTATTGAGACCATTACACTGACTGACGCTCATGAATTGGCTGAAGGGATAATGACCAACCGGCGCAAAGGCAGCCGGGACAATATTGTCCGCTGGACGCCACGGCTGCGGGCCGCCTGGGAGGGAGCGAAGGCCTACCGCGCAAAGGTGTGGGCCAGTAAATCAACGGTCGTTCCGATTCGTCCCGATCGACGCTACATCATCGTGGCCAGCCATGGTGGGGCTCTACGTAAATCCAGTCTGGATACGGCCTGGCAACGGTTTATCACCTCGGCCATCGAAGACGGCACCATCATGGCCGAGCAGCGATTCGGACTGCATGACCTTAAGCGGCGTGGTATCACCGACACAGCCGGCACGCGGGCGGATAAACAAGAGGCCAGCGGTCATCGTGATGGGACAATGATGGACGTTTACGACCTCAGCGTTCCACTCGTGAATGCCTCTCAGACATAGCAACGGACTGCGCTGCAGCGCAAAAGCCCTCACTCGTGGCGAGGAGCGTACACAACGACGACGTGCGCCATGCCGGTCGTCTGAAAAATGAATTCGACCAAGGGAGACGTATAGCAAAAAGCTATACGCGTGTAGACATTAGCTACACGATGGTGTACAGTGTTTTCCGTGGGCCATGTCATGTGCCCACACTTTTTGTCCCAACCTACCCTGAATAGTGAAAGGAGTCTTTCCATGTGTGCCACAAATCAGAGATGCGTTACGCATTTGAAGTCATAAGGAGACAAAGAGCCGAGGAACACCAAACCCAATCGGGAATTAAGTTATGAATGCATTGTTAGAAAGTTCAGAAAGAACGAAGCCCGTAGCAATAAATATGCGTGCCGATGAAAGAAAAAGAAACCTGATCGATATGGCAGCTGCGCTGTCGGGTCGGGATCGAACGAGCTTTATCATGGAAGCTGCTTGTCAGAAAGCAGAGGAAGTCATCCTTGATAAACGTTTGTTTGTTCTCTCCGATGTTGCATTTGACTCTTTCGAGCAGGCCCTTGAAGCCAACCCAATAAGAGGTAACAAATGTCTACATCAACTGCTAAACAGGCCCAACCGCTGGAGCTAACAGCACCAGAAAAACTCAACGACTTGCACGATCTCTCCGAGTTCGATTGTAAAGAGCCGTCGATTAATGATTACCTTCAGCGAAAAGCACGGAAGGCGCAGGCTGATAAGCATGCCGTCATCTATGTTTCATGCCTCAAGGGAACTAACATCGTTATGGCTTTTTACACGCTCTCCAGTGGCTCTGTTGCCCGCGAGATTGTTGTACCAAAAAGCCACCAGCGTAATTCTCCCGCTGAGCATCCAATCACCCTACTGGGTCGAATGGGGGTCAGTGCGACAGCACAGGGTCAAGGTTTTTCACTTGATCTATTGAAGGATGCGATCGAACGAGCAATTGGTGCGGCGCAGACTGTTGCGTCATCTGCAATTGTTGTTCATCCGCTGAATGATAGGCTCGCAGAGTTTTATGCAAAACACGCAGGGTTCGTAGCATGTCCGGCGCTTTCACCCGTTACGATGATGCTCTCCTTGCGGTAGCTGAATCGTCAACAAAAGCAACCCGCTATGGCAACCGCGATAGCGGGTTATTTTTTGTTTGTGCACAGAGACTGTTTGGTAACGAATAGATAGGCATCAGAATGCACTGTCACTTGATCGCCGCTCCCCACTCCCCGCTCTTTGTGGCTGGTTTAGGATGTAATTAATTCTGCGCCGCGCAGTGACAGCAGCAACATCAATTTGACGAGTCATGTACGATTCCGAGGCGAAATAAGTTTCGGCCCCGACATTTTTTGCAGACCCAATATCGGCCGTTAACGATTTCTTTTCGCAGAATAACTGCTGGATGGCCGCAGTCAGTATTTCCACAAAGTACTTCATGTTGGTGAAGATCACTGTGGACTTGACCATCAGATGTGCGGGTGAGCGTGTAACTAGTGTACCGTCTCAAAATTAACTTCTCTCATGCCTGCGTGCTCATTGCCTCGCGGGCTCGCTGTATTTTGTTCAAAATATCTTCTCCCT